CTGATCAGCCGCTGATGCATTTGTTGCATATCCACTCGAATCAATTTCAGGGCCGTAATTGGCAGGCTGGTCTGCCACCGGTTGGGTGGTTGCATAGCCGCTTAAATTGGGTGTGAAGTTAGCAAGCTGGTCTGCCACCGACTGAGTGGTTGCATAACCGCTTAAATCGGGTGCGAAGTTAGCAAGTTGGTCTGCTACTGATTGAGTGGTTGCATAACCGCTTAAATCGGGCGAAAAGTTAGCAAGCTGGTCCTGTGTGATGAATTGTGAATAGTCAACCGGGGTCCTCGTTGCGACATATGAATCAATTGGCATCGACGTTGCTGCAATATATGAATCATTGGGCGTCACCGCAATATATGGATCAGTGGGGAATGGCATGGCCCCCAGCCCGGAGGAGGCACCCCGAGCAGGCTGTTGTGGTAGCGGCCAGCTACTCCAATATCCGGTGTCTGGTTGCTGTACGACCTGCGGGCTCCCGTAGAAATCGAGTGCTGTGGGGGGCATTGGCATCGGACCAGGCGCCTCCTCAGTGGTGGTGTTAGATCCAAGCAGTGTTGGACCGCCTGGCACACCCCCTGGCCAATAGTCGGACCAATTCAGGTTTTCGGCGATCTGGGTGGCAGACTTACCCATTGGTGGCCCCCGGTGCGGCAATTATATTGTTCATTCCGATATCTCCTTCGCCATCGTCGTATGGACGGGCGTGTACCCAATGTCTGCAAGTGCTCTGATCCAGCCCTTACGGCCGCTCAGCGTGATATGCTTGCAGTCCAGTTGCTTTCCAAATTCTCTAAAGGTCTCGTCCATATTCTTAATCTCTTCAAGATCGCCGGCCGCCAGAAAAATGTGTAATGTGCGCATTTTTGGGTAGCTCACGATCTGAGTAACCACACAACTCAGCCTCGCGGGCCAGAACTGCATTGCCCCGGTGGCAACTTCTGCAACTACATCTTCAAAATCATGCGTGCCGCCCGAATATTCAAGTGCTGAGTTGAGCAATATTCGATAGGGTAGCATCGCCTCCAATGCTGTTGGCGCGACCTGGCTCATAATGCAGTTGCCCCTACGTTGCCCGAATTGTCCACCGTTATGCTATAGCGTGTCCCATCTGGACTCTTGAGCACCAGCCTTGCGGCGCCCACTTCCAGGTCCTGATTTTTCTTGTGGTTAAGCGCATCCGCTTGTTCAATGGCCAGGTTCATTTGCCCAATATTCTGTTGGTTGTAGTCAATGGTTGCGGCTGGCAAAATCATCGCCCGCTCCCTTCCACAACGTCAAGCCGCATCGTCCCTGCTCGCCAATCTGTGGCGACGTCTCCAGTAATGCGCATACTCACCTCACGTCCCTGGAACCGGACGCTGGTCGGGTTAGTCATTGTGAATGGCCCATAGCTCACCTCTGACCCATTTGGATAGTTGCGCGTTTTAAATGTGGCTGTCACATCCCCCTGAGTCTTCTCGTCAGGAATTAATGACCGGGCTACCACAAGACGATCACCGGACCCGATTTGCATGGGGCCGCTCTCGCAAAAAACGGTGGCAGAGTCATAATCGAAACCAACCTCATGCTCGTAAATATAACCATCCGAGCTCACATAATTCGGGTATACATAAACGCCAACATCAGCGCCTGCTGTTCTCGCAAGCGCCCCGATCATCCAGTAATTTTCTCGGTAGTTCCAAGCCACATATCTGTTGTTCTCGAGACTGTCGCTGCTAGGATAGAACCACCAGACCTCGCTAAACTTTGAATTCAAGACGCCATAAACTTTACTGCGCTGAGCCTCGTTGATATCCGAGAAAACGTAATCACCAACGGTGCTGGGAAGTGTGCTCACCGCACCATCATAGATATGAAATGAATTCGTGCCCATCCAGACAGCAAACTGATCTGCCCGGACGCAGGCATTCGCGCTTGCAACGCCGCAGCCGGTACCGACCTTCTGAAAGCCATAGACGTATGGTGGCCCTTGGTACCTGGCAACATGAGCATCAATGTTTGTTAGGATCAGTGTCTCACCGCGCATGCTGATCGCGCTGACAATATTGCCGCCTGTTGCAAGCGTAAAACCGCCTGCCTGGTTAGTTGCTGCGGCCGCCCAGAGATTATTATTTTCCTGGTCCGACCACTCAACCCTGTTGCCTTCCCCGCCAGCACCCAGCGCGAAAAGGAATCGCTCGTCCGTGCTAATAATGGCGTTGCAATCAGTTGGTGCATTACTCAGCACTGCCGCGACAGTTCCCGTATCATTTTCCCATTGATAGATCTTGCCATCTGACGTTGCACAACCGATTGCATATTCTCCCCAGGTATCAATTGACCATGTCGTCGCAGGCGTGTAGGTGCCGCTGTCGGGGCGTGGAGTGCCGTAAGTGCTTGCGCCCCAACCGAGGGCGCCCCATCCAAGATTCTGCACTCCATCTGCATCTCCAGCGGTAAAACCAGTGGGGGTGATGTCGTATAGAGCAAACGCCTCGTCGATGGCATAGAGTTTACTCTGCGTCCCGGCGACTGTTCTCCTATCGCCGCTATTGTCCCGATAGTTGACGATTTTGCGACACACACCAGTCATCGCCGACGTGGTCTTCGTTCTCCAACCACCAATCGGCTGCATGCTGTCCTCGTACCACCTGACCAAATTACTATCGTTCCAGGCATTTGCCTGCTGGTAGTTGGTGCCATTTCTGACGATGCCAGGGGCGAGATCCAGATTGATTAACATCAGTAGCTCCAGATCGCGGGTGAAGGAAAATTCGGTGCCTGATCCAGATGGATGAACCGGGCATCGCCCGACTGCGCCACACCGATTCTTTTGATGCCAAATTTCATGGCAGTCTCAATGAGATCGAGCGCCTGGGCACCACTGAGTGCAATGTCGCAGGCCCAGCCAGTGGTATGAGCGCCTTTCACTTTTTTCGATTTTTCCAAGTCGTGCTCCGCGCAGCGGTAGCCAGATGAGATGATCAACGGGAAACCATCCCCTGGGAGCTCGTCACGGATCCTGTCCATGGTCGCAGAAAACTCAGGCTGAATTCCCTCTTTGCCACAATGCTGGCACCTGAATTCATCTTCGTGAAACCATTTCACTTGCCAACCCCCTTCAATCGTTCCGCGCTCCTGGCACCAGCCAGGCCGAGCATCCCGAGCAAAACGGGCATCATCGTCCCCGTATCGGCTTGCGGTACAACCACACCAAAAGCCGCCGCAATTGGCGATATCAAGAAATTCACACCAAACCCGAGCACGCAAACCCAAGCACATGCTGGCCGCCAAGACGACTGGAACCAATGCCCCTGCGCCTCGGCCTTGTTGAGCTCAATTTGAGCCAAGGCCCTGGCCTGTGCTTGGGTTTCTGCGAGCGTGCTCAGTTCAAAGGCTATACGGGCGCGTTCGTCCGCGTCGGGGATAACCTTATCGAGCAGGCTTGTCACTGGCCCCAATAGGGCATCAAGCATCCCCATCAATTCACCTGTTCATCCTGTTCATCCTGTTCATTCTCAACCGACTGGAGTGAATTCTTGATGCTCGAGGCATAGGCATTGATCAGCAGATGCAATTCCTGCTGCTGCAGTTCGGCCTGACCTAGCTGATTTTTCAATTCGACCAGGCGGTTCACCAGCACCTGGCCCTCGTGACCCAGGTTGTCAATTTCAATTTCTTCGCCATCAATTACTAACGTTTCCATAGTGTCGCTCCTCATGTTTTAAATTAACTTTCGTTTGACTTCTTTTTGTTTATAAGCCCTTGCACCGTGTCTGTCTCCCATATCCTGATCAATGTCCAGATCAATGTGAGTAGCGCGGCGATTGGTGGCAACCACCCTGCTAATGCTCCGACTGTCCCGCTTATCGCAAAAGCGTCTACTGCTGTTTTGGCTTGCTCATCCATCCGCCCAAGGAACCCCTTCAGCTTCAGTAGCAGCAGCATCAATTTGATTCTTCAGCTCATTGAGAGTCTCGCCCCAACGCTCGCCGCACTCAGCCCCATGCTTCGCGATTTGCTCTAAAGCTCTAATTGCCATGTTGCGTTCTTCGTTTGTCACTTTTTACCACTTATGCCGCAGTGTAAGCTGAACCCGCTGTTATCGCGGCATCTGAGGCTGTCATGTCTTCGCTGCCCCAGTCGTCTTTAGCGACC